TATTACGCGAAGATAGGCAGTAGCGGCGACTCCGCGAAGATAGGCAGTAGCGGCAATTACGCGAAGATAGGCAGTAGCGGCTATTACGCGAAGATAGGCAGTAGCGGCAATTACGCGCAGATAGGCAGTAGCGGCAATTACGCGAAGATAGCAAGCAAAGGTAAATACGCTGTTATTTGCTGTGCTGGGCAAGATTCGATTGCAAAAGGGAAGATAGGTTCTTGGATAACGCTTTCGGAGTGGAAGTACAGCGACATCGAGCATGCAAATATTCCCGTTTGCGTAAAGACGGAAAAGATAGACGGCATAAGAATAAAAGCAGATACGTTTTATAAGCTCGTAAATGGCAAATTTGTCGAGGTGAAATAATGAACACGTTGATAGATTATCACGACGGAAGTTTTGCCGAGAAGCTCTCGGACACGCATGAAGAGGATATCGACCGTCTTAACGATATGTTTGAAGATCCCGATTACGTGCCGATTGACCCGGAAACACTTGTATTTGAATACGTAGGCGATGAAGACGTTTATATAAAAGCGTATGCCCGTTTCATAATGTCACCATTTGCGAATTATGGAAAAGATTGCATAACGTTTACGGACGACGCGGTTAAACATATAGCGGAAAATTTAGACTTTATCGACAATGAGATGTCGCGAATGTATATTGCACTGGCATGCGCGGACAGACTCGGCGACGATGAGCTTAAAACACGGTCTAAGGCGCGGCTTAACAAGATAATGACGGCTTACGCAAAAGAGCTTGAAGCAAAGCGCAAGCACACGATAAGAGTTCCCAAAGCCTGTATAGACGGCGAGGACTGTTACAAACGATTTAAGGAGCATACTTGCCCGGAAAGCACAAAATACGCAAGCTTAACGGACTACTTAAAAGAAAGGTGTCCGATAGTGATTGCCGAAAAAGAAGCCAACGAGGCGGGAATTCCGCTCGAGGTAATAATAATTTAAAAAAAGGAGTGAAAGACATGAATTTATTTGAGAAGATCCAAAACGTTCGAAACGACCTGCGGCATGTAAAAATCAAAATGACAGGCAAGAACGCGTATGCGAAATATGATTATTTCGAACTTGATGATTTTTTGCCGCCGTTAACGGAGCTAATGCTTAAGTATAAAATAACGGCAATGCCGTCGTTTACGAATGAAATCGCCTCGCTTACGGTTATAAACAGCGAGAACCCAGAAGAGCGTTACACGATAACGTCTCCGTTCGGAACGGCAGACCTTAAAGGCTGTCACGAAGTGCAATGCATAGGCGCGGTTGAAACGTATCAAAGGCGTTATTTGTATCAAGCAATGTTCGATATTTCCGAAAGCGACGGCTTGAATAAAATACAAGGCGCGGATAAAGCAGAGCAGAAGCCCGCAACAAAGGCTAAAACAGCCACAGAAGCCCCGAAAACGGACAAGCCGAAGGATAAAGCGGAAGTTCCGTTCCCCGACGCTAAGAACCCCGCCGAAGAGCTTAAACAAAAGCGCATGGCGGAAATAAAAGAGCTTATGAGTACATATTCAGCCGACACGAAAAAGACATCGGCGAATATGAAAGCATTTTGCGAAAAATACGGCTTTCCGACTGTAACGTCGCTTCCCGACGTGCTTTACGAAGAGCTTTGCAAAAAGATAGCGGCAAAAGAGTTGTAATCAGATACAAACACGAGCGGCGGCGTGAATGTAAATATAAAAAGGTAATATATTTGTGGTCGGTTGCCCGCCGCAAAAGACCGCAAAGAACCTCAAGGAGCGAATATGAAGAAAGCGGAAAAGCCCGAATTTACGGACGAGATGAGAGCTAAGCTCAATTCAATGGTACGGCTTTTATACAAACGTTTTTACACAAAGCAGGAGCTTATGGAAATATATAACGTCGGCGAACGTCAGATAAGAATGATGATAACGGCGATATCTCACAGGCTTCCGGTGATGTCAACGAGCGGCACAAATAACGGCTATAAGATAGCCACAAGTCCCGAAGAACTCGAGCTTGTGGAGAATTCATGGGCGGAGCTTTCAAGCCGTATAGAAGAGCTTCAGAAGCGCATATCGCCCTTAATCAGATTCAGAGATAAAATAAAATACGGAGTAAATTAAAATGAAACTTGAAAAGAGCAAAGAAAAGAAAAACGGCTTCCACATCACCATTAGAGACCTTACGACAGGCGAAACGATAATCGACGCGGATTCTAAAGCTATACTCGGAAGCGTTGCATGCGACGACGGCGTACACGGTATAGGCGTTACGGCTTGTAACACGCTAACGATTATCAACACGGTTAACGTCGCCGAAAAGCTTGTTAAATCGACGAAAGAAAAAGTTGTTAAAAAAGTCCCGCCCGAAATTATCTCAGACTTGTTATTCGGCGATGATGACGATGACGAGGAAGACGAGGAAGACGACGATGATTAAAGTAATCCTCATCGGTAATTTGACCAAAGACCCCGAACTTGCGGAAACATCGAGCGGAATTGCGTATACAAATTTAAGTGTTGCCGTTTCCCGTCCGTTCGTAAACGAAGACGGGGAGCGCGCGACGGATTTCTTCAACGTTACCGTGTGGAGAACGCAGGCGGAAAATTGCGCGAAGTATCTTACGAAAGGAAAGAAGGTATCAATCGTCGCGAGACTTCAGAACAGAACTTACGAAGATAAGAACGGAAACAAACGATTTGTAAACGACATAATCGCCGAAGAAGTGGAGTTTTTATCGCCGTCCGATAAACCCTCGGAAGAATATCAACGCCCGTCTGAACGCGCTTCTAAGGCTTCAAAACCTCAGCTTGAGGAAGTACAGGAAGAATTGCCGTTCTGATGAAATGCTTGATTTGCGGCGCGACCGTTAAAGGCGGGGCGGTATGTCCGAAATGTTGGAACAACGTTTTTTCGACAAGACCGACGAGCAAATACAACGCTCGGAAAGTCGTGACGGAAGACGGAGAATTTGACAGCAAATTAGAGCGCCGCCGTTGGAACGAATTAAAGCTTCTCGAAAAAGCGGGAGTTATAAAGGAATTGAAAAGGCAAGTAAGATTGCCGCTTATAAGCAAAAGCCGCTATGGCAAAGAGATAGCTTATATCGCCGATTTTACCTACCTTGAAGGCGGAAAACTCGTCGTGGAAGACACTAAGTCGGAAGCGACGAAAACACCGCTTTACAGGCTTAAAAAACGGCTTGTAGCGGAGAAATACGGAATAGTAATCAAAGAGATTACGAAATAAGGAGAGTTATGGCAGCCCCGGTAAAGCAAGGGCTCGATTACTTCCCGCACGAAATCGGGTTAATGCAAGACCGTAAGCTTCGTAAGGTAAAAATGAAGTACGGATGTATTGCGACAAGCGTATACATGGCATTGCTCGAGATGATATACGGCGATAAAGGCTATTACATAGCTTACGCCGAGTACAAAGACGACGTTATATGGCAAATATTAGAGTTCTTGCAAGGGAAATTCCAGCCCTCTGCGGAGACGGTGAGTGATGTTATTGACGGACTGGCAGACGCACAGCTATTTAGCACGGACTGCTACCCGAAAATTATAACCAGCAAACGGGTACAGCAGACATATTATTCTGCGACAGTAGATCGTAAAGCCGTTAGTGTAGACTTTGAAATTTGGCTGCTTTCGATAGAGGAGATGAAAGCACTAAGTTCCAAATCTTTAATCCTACAAGAATTTATAAATCGGGCGAATAACGAAGTAAATCGGGCGAATAACGAAGTAAATCGGGCGAATAATTCGCAAAGTAAAGTAAAGGAAAGTAAAGTATATATTACACACACTCCCCCCCTTACCCCCCCTAAGGGGGAGATAGAGGAAAACACAGGTTTAAAAGCATTTCTCGAAAGTCATCCGAATATTGAAGTTGACGGATATAACGGAAAGATTGCGGATATGGATTTTGACCGTTTAACGGCGGCGATAGCCGAAAGCAGTTTTTTGCAGAATGTAACGTCGTTCTCTTGGCTATGTAATCAATACGAGAAGATAATCGGCGGTTATTTTAAAGACGTGCAAAAAACAACACAAAAAGAAAAAGGCGGAGTAAAGCCCGCCGAGAATTGGACGGACGTTTTAGCGAGGTTATAACATGAACGATTTGATAACGGAAGTATGCGACGATATCGCTCTGAGCGAAAGAAAAGACACGGCAAAAGAGCTTTATCGGTTTTTCAGAACGGTAAAGCCTCAGTTTTACAAAAACCAAACCGAACAAGAGATGATACAGGAGATAGCGAGCATTCAGATGTTAACTGCAAGCATACCGTTAGACAGGCTCGCGGAGATGTGTCGGCTCGCGGTTGAAAACTATCCGAGAAGAAAGGCGGAAAACCCCAAAGAGGTATTTAATCTCGATTATCTGCTATCGTTTAAACAGAGTGCGAAAGACAAATTACATCCGCAAGGTTTTTGTGTAATTATCGATTACGACGCTGAAAGTAAAATGACGACTTACGGCGATATTGACTATTTAACGGATAATTTCGATTATCCTGACAACGCGCCGCGGTTTTATGAAAAAGATTAGGAAATTTAACATGAAAGACATTAAAAGGAATTTATGATTCATTTCTTTAAATGGCTAAAAAAGAAGCTTGTAGCAACGTTTAAATGGACTTGGAAGCAACTTAAAGACAAAACGAACTTGATAATTTACATAATCGTAAACATCGTCGTTTCGGCTGAAGTATGGGTGCCGTATTTGCTTGCGGTCATCACCGGCAACAAATGGTGGTGGGGCATCGGCTCGGCTTGCTGGGCGTTTTGGATAGGACCGTTCACACCGTTTACGGCGATCTGTATCGGCATAACCGTAGGAGTCCGTAAAATCTACGACAAGCTTAAAGAACGAAGAAAAAAGAAAAAGGAGTTGAAAGACGATGATAAGTTGTCATCAGGCGATAACACGTCGCCCGCCGATTCGGGGCGAGAATCCGTACAAGGAACACAAGGCGAAGATTCAGGAGAGAGTGCGCAGCGCTCGTCAGATTGAATACTGTTTAACTCAATGCCCGCACGGCGAAAAGCCATGTAACGGCACATGCGAGGAATTAAAGGCTTTTATAAGCATAAAGAGAGGTGAAAACAATGTTAGACAAATTTGATGTAGGTTTCTTAGGAGCTTTAGCTTTTGTGTCTGTTGTATTACTTGTCGTTTACATGGTTGGCGATTCAAAGCATAAAAATATGGAAGCTGTCGGAATGGCGTGGTTTTTTCTTATTTTGCTTGTTACGCTTATAAACATAGTAAATTTTTTTAAAATATTTTGAGAGGTGAGAGTAATGATCGATTTAGCTATCGGAATTATGTCGCTTTTAACGCTTGTAGCGGTTAATATGGTGCTATTTATGCCTATGCGCTCGGGGCGGAAAGATATTATCCGAACGGTGGCGGTACGCATCTTTATTTGGGGAAGCGTACTCATCTCGCTTGTATGTGTGGCAAGAACGCTCGCAGGCTTATTAAACGGCGATTTATTGATGAGGTGCGTATTATGGAACAGATGAACGAGCGTGAATACCTTATCAGACGGGCAGATTGCCTCTCTAAAGCGTTTTTACAGTCTGATGAGTATAAGTGCCTACCCGATGAGAAAAGACAAGATTTAGCCGTGTTTGCGGTCTTTGTAAAAAACTATTTAAAAAAGGAAAATGAAAGATGAAATCTTTATACGCTTTGTATGATAGAAAAGATTGTTTTATCGATTGCGATTTTAGCTTAAAAAAAATCACAAAAAAAAAAGCGTTTTTATAGAGATGTAATACAAGGTATTCTTAATACCATTTGCTACCATATGACAAAATTCGATACTATTATGAAATACGAGCTTCCTGACAACGTGCCTGTATGGGAAATCGTGGATATATTTCAACGTCACGGATATAGTGTAAGAGATACCGTTGAAAACGGCAAAAAGACATTGGTATTTTACTTAGATGAACCAAAAAAAAGATAAGGAGACAGAAATGAAAAGGAATAGAAAGAAACGAACGGATTCAAAAGAATTGAAAAGCTTAAAATTTAAAAAGTCGCTTGTTATTATCGCCATGATAGTAATAACGCTTTTATCGCTTAGCGGCGAAGTTGTCGCTGTTATTCATCAAATTAAGCTTCAGACCGAGAGGTTCGGGGCTGTAATGCAGTTTGCGTATATATGGAATTTGTATGACTTATTTAGTCTAACGCTTTTAGGACTTGCGGGGGATCTTCCGCTGTTGGTAAAACTCGATAATTTAAACGAACAAATCGAAAGAGAAATTTTTTTAGAGAGAGGGTACTAAAATGAACAAGGAACAGCAGATTAGAGATATTGGGTGTAATATCATGAAAGGCTTTAAAAAGCTCGTCTGTTTTGATTCAGAAGATTATGATATTATTGATATGTGTATAGCAGACGGAGCCGAAGCTCTTTATAATGCTGGATATCGCAAAATCGAAAATGGGAATGGGCATAATTTACCTCACGAAATCGAATACTTACTCACCGAATTTGATGAAATGGGCTTTGCACCTACAAATGTTTGCAACGACCCCGAAGGAAAGGCAAAATTATGGAAATCGGCGTTAGTATACGAAATCGAATTACTCTTAGATGAATATGCCGCAATCAGAAAAAAAGCGATTGAAGAGTTTGCGAAAAAGCTACAAAAAGAATTGCCTTGCCGAGATTATACATTCAACGGCATTACTTATTCAATGGTTCTGACTTCGAATATAAAGTATGTTATAGACAAACTATTAAAGGAAATTGAAAGATGAAATACACACACGAAAGCAAAGAGTTAAACGCCCTTTTGGGCAAGAAAGTCAAAGTTACATTGTGGGACGATACAACGCTAACGGGCATATTAACCCGCGCGAAGTGGAAGCCCGACCGTTACGAAGTCGCAAATTATTCTTTTCGCAAAACACACGTTAAAAAAATAGAGGTAGTAAGATGAAAAAATATAAGCGATTAACAAAAAGAAAAGATGACGGACGGTGGGGCTTTGCTGATGATTTCCCCGGGTTTTATAATCCACGGCTTGAAACAATAGCAAGTCGGCTGTGTGACATTGAAGATAAAATTGAAAAAGGTTTACTTATAGAATTACCATGCAAAAAAGGTGATATTCTTTACGGCTATACAGAGCGACACCCTACTTGTGAAGAGTGCGAACATTGCCCTGAAAGACAAAGCTGGGGGGAAATGCCGAGCGGCTGGCTTAGCATAGCGGCGGCAATAAATGTATGTAAATATAAGTGTCCGCCAAAATATGAGACGATTCCGTTTAAAGTTGAAGACCTCGGCGAAGTGTGCAAATTTACAAAAAACGGCAAAATACGTCTTAAAGACGAAATTTTTAAAACCGAGAAAGAGCTAAAAGAATACTTGAAAAAAGGAGTGAAAAAGACAAAATGGAATCGGTCATTGTAAGTATAAAACCCGAATGGATAGAAAAATCGTAAGAGGCGAAAAGACGATGATTAAATTCGCAAACACGCCAAAAGGAACGCCGCCTATATTTCACAAGGAATTGAAAGACATACACAATTAACCGAGGTGAAACAATGAACAGAATAGAAGTCAAGGAGTATTTGAGAAGATATAAGAGAGCATGCTCGGATTACGAAAGAGTTAAATATAATCTATATGCCGTTAATAACGACCTTTACGGCTTACAAGTCACGAAGTATGATAAAATACCCGTACAAGGCGGAAACGGCGTTAAAGACCGTTTAGAGGGGCTTATGGATAAGTCCGAAAAGCTCTCGAAACAGCTTAACAAACTCGGGGAGAAGAAAGACGCAATAAAAGAAGAAATCGAGCAGTTTATCCGCGTGCTTAATAATCCTGACTGGGAAAATATACTGTTTGACTTCTACATAAAGAACATGACCTACACCGAAATTGAGAAAAAAGGCGGCTATGCGTGGGGAGTTCCGAAAAACATAACTTCGCTTGCATGCGTCCGCCTGGCTCAAATCTGGACGGCAAAAAAGCTAATCGCCGAAGTTAAGGAAGAAGCCCGTTTGTGAAAGAAATTTTCATAAATCAATTACCGAAAATTACCTAAAGTTACTTTTCACGTGCTATAATGGTAGCATAAAAATTTATAAACGTCGTCCGAGAGGTCGGCGTTTTTTTGTTGTAAGGAGTAACCGTGAGAGGCAAAAAGAACGATAGCAGGGCAAGGGAACTCGCTTATCAGCTTCTTGCGGCAGGGAGAACCCCCTCAGAGGTTGAGAGGGAAGTTAAGGCGAAAGGATATCAATTTTCGCGCGGCAGTGTATACAATCTCAAAAATGAAATCGAGAAGAATCCCGAAGCGAAAAAAGCTTTCAACGAGCTAAGACAATTAAAAAAAGAGGAAATCAGCAGGCTTAACGATGAAATCCTTAACCGCTCGGCAAACGAACTGATAAGACGGCTTACGGCTCACCCCGAAGCATTCCCGACGAAAGAGCTTATAACAACCTACGGCATAGCTATGGATAAGCATAAGCTTTTAACAGACGGAGAGACCTCGGAGACAAAGCAAGGACAGTGTAACAGTGTTATAGCTCTCACCGACAAACTCAAAGCCCGCGCAGTTGAGGGCGTAGAAGAGCCTACAACCGACGAGAAGACGGAAAGCGAGGCAGACGGTGAGTAATATTAAATTTACAGATAAAATGCTTGACGCCGTTTCTGTGGCGTTAAAACCGCAAGTTAATTTATTGACGTTTGAGGGTACTGTAAGATCGTCAAAGACCGTTACAGCCGTTCAAGCGTTTTTTTATAGAGTAATACAATCGGACGGCTTTCTGCACCTTATCGCAGGGCGTGACTTTGACACGATAAAGAATAACGTGCTTGAAGCGGACGGCTTAGGGCTTTTGCCGCAGTTTGAGCCGTATTGCAAGCTCGATAAAGATAAAATCGGAAGCTACTACGTAAAGGTCACTGTAGGGCGGATAAACAAAAAGATTATGCTTGTCAATTACTCGAATATATCGCAGTGGAAAAAAGTCCTCGGCTCGTCTATCGAGTGCGTTTTTGTGGACGAGGTTAATATTGCGGACAAGCAGTTCGTTGATGAGTGCTTTTCTCGTCAAGTGTCGTTCGACCACCCTTTTACGATATTTACGCTCAACGGAGATATACCTACGCATTGGTGCTACACGGACTACATCAACACATCGACGATTATAGGTAATGCCCCCGCTTCGATTATAGCGGACATGGCAAAGGTCGAAAAGGTCAAAGGGCGATACTATATGCATTGGACTTTTGAAGACAATCCCGTAATGACCCCCGAAAAGATAGAGAGAGCGAAAGCACTCTATCCGATAGGCTCGTATTACTACACGATAAAGATACTCGGCGAGCGTGGCGCACCGGGCGAACTCATCTTTCTTGACTATCTGACCGATGATATTGTGCAGCACTTCGAGTATACCGATTTTGATATTTACACCGTCGGCATAGATATAGGCGCGACGAGAGCTAAAAACTCCGTGTCGCTAATAGGCTTTAAACGAGACTTTTCGGCGGCGGCTATTATGGACTGTCAAGCGTTTGATTTATGCGGCTACAAGGAGAAGACAGAGCGAATAAAGAGCATTATAAACGCTTGGAAAGAACACGAGATATATATCGAGGGCGTTTTTATCGACAGCGCAGAACAGAACTACATAACAGACATGAAGACGGCTTTCAATGCCGAACATCTTCCGCCTGTCGCAGGCTCGTACAAGGCTACAATCAAGGCGAGAATCGATTTACTTATAATCTTGTTTTCGCTTAAACGTTTGAAATTTAACGATAATGCGGGCGGAAAGAGGGCTTTACAAGCGTATAAAATCGCAAAGTGGGCGGAAGATAAAAAAGGCGAAGAAAGAGAAGATAACAACGAGCCGCAAAACGATATCATGGATAGCGTAGAGTACGCTATAACAAGACACATGAAAGCCCTTTTAAAAGCGGCAACGGAGCGTAAATAATGGGTTTAAGAGATTTTTTTACAAGGCGGCGGTTAAACCGCTTGCAAAGGGATTTAGACATGTTAAGGAATACTATTAAATTTAATCCGTATGCGATAACGATAACCGATAACGAGACGGATAAAGCCTTTTCGGAGAAGATAACAGAATACCGTGTTTGGAGCATGGGGAACGCCTATATTTTGCGGCGATTCTTCCTCGGCGGAGTACAGGACTACGGCACGTGTAATTACTTTTGGACGCGTGCGCCGCTTCATTATCGTATGCTTCATAGCGGACTGCCCGGGCTTATATGCTCAAAAATGCCGAGGGTGCTATTCGGTAACGGCATATCTCCTACGGTGTCCGTTTACAAGGATAACGGCGATGTGGATAAGACAAAAACAAAGACGGCTACCGATTACGCGTTACAGCTTATCGATAAGGTTAATCTACGAGACGTATTGACCGAGTGCGCCACTAACGAGAGTTGGGGCGGACACTCGTTTATAAAGTTTTCTTACGATACCGAGTTGTCGAATTATCCGATTATCGAAGCTTCGGATATCATGTCAACGGAAGTAGTCAAAGAGCGCGGAATTACCGTAGCGATTATTTTCAAAACATGGTACGAGAAAGAGAAAGGACAAAACACGGGGTTAGGAAGTCGCAAATACCGCTTAGACGAGATTTACACGACCAACGACAGCGGGGACGCGGTTATTCGTTATGAGCTTTACGAGACATCCACGGGCGAAGATAAGCGTGTGCCGCTTAACTCTATACCCGAAACGGCTAAGGTCGTTGAAACAGTAAACGAGAACGACGAGATAGTATTTAAAGGCTTGCAAGGCATGCTTGCCTTTGAAAAGCCTAATCGCTTGCCGTCGTTGATGTTTCCGCATTCAAATTACGGGGCTTCCGACTTCGAGGGCGCAACCGATTCATTCGACGCGGTAGACGAGGCGTACTCGACGATTATTAACGAGATACGAGACAACAGGACGTTAAGATATTTCAAGAGTACGGCATTAAGAAGGGACAAGGACGGCAACGTTATAACACCCGACGACGGCTTTACAAAGAATTACGTTTACACCGAAAGCGACGTAGACCAAGAACAAGGCGGCGAAAAGAACCGCATGATAGACCAGGTAAACGATAAAACGGAAGAGCATAAGCAGAAGTATTTAACGGCTGTTACGGTGGCATTAAACAAGGCGGGCTTATCTCCTTACTCGATAGGTATAACGGGGCTTGAAAGTATCAATCAGAGCGCAGAGAGCCAACAGGAACGTAACAAGGTGACGCTTGAAACGCGTAAGGCAAAACTCGAGCTTTGGAAGCCGTATCTTTCGGCAGTGTTGACAAAGCTTTTGGCATTTAATACATACCTTTTAAATACGGTAGGCGTAAAGCAAGACGATTTACCGCTTGAAGACATGAATATAACGCTTTCGACTGTTACGGTCGATTTCGGCGAGTATTTGCAGGACACCGACAAAGACCTTGTGGATATTTGGGGACTTGCTAAATCGCAGGGCATATCGTCCACGCAAAACGCCGTTCGCGAGCTTCATAAGGACTGGACTGAAAAGCAGATTCTTGACGAAACAAACACGATTGCATTCGAGCAGGGCATGGCTACGGACACCCCGAACGGACTTCCCGAGCTTACGGGCGTTGACTTAGGCGACGATGATGACGACGAGGACGATAAAGACAAGGACAAAGGCAAGGGCAAGGACAAGAATAAGGATAAGGGCGGTGATACCGCTTGAGCGATTTAAGGTCGTTTACGCCTGTTGAGCCTAACACGGCGGGAAAGGCGTTGATAGCCGTTCAGACGGTCGTTACAAGGATAAAAGAGCTGATAGTCGGAAGCGTTGCGAAAGGTGTCAATAAGGACGAAATAACGCGGCAACTCAATAAGCTTATTTCCGATTTCTGCAAGACCATAGACAACGAAGCGTTACGAGAGCAGAATCGCAAGGCTTTGGTTACGGCGGCGAAAAAGTGGTATTACACAACAACAACGACTTTCGAGATTGTAAACAGAAACATGCTATCGATGAGCGGTAATATCTACCGAATCGGCGCGAATGATTCAACAAGCCATATAACCGAGCTAAGACCCCGACAAGACCGAGGAATCAACCTCGGCACTCCGCTTATCGCCGACTACAAAAGAAGCGTAAGATTGGCGATGAAAGCCTTAGCGGCAGACCCGCCGCTTGTAGTTACGAGACGAGACGGCAAAACTTATACAATGCCGATTCGCAATCGAGCGGAAATAGCGGTGAGATACGACGCGAACGTAAAAGACTTGCAGAAGTTTGCAAGCTCGGGCGTTGACCTCGTTTGGACTTCACAACATCCGAACTGTTCGCCGAGGTGTAAAGACTATCAAGGCAAACTATGGAGCATAAGCGGTAAAAGCGGAAAGATAAACGGCATTACATATCGTCCGCTTTCCGAAGCTATACAAGGCAAGTTAAAGGACGGCAACGGCATTATAACAGGCTATAATTGCCGTCATAGACTTATAGAGTATACGGCAAACTCACACCCGCCGCAAGAGTTATCAGAGGCGGAGATAAAGAAAGAATACGCTATCGATAAAAAGCAACGCGCTTACGAGAACAACATTCGGCACATGAAGACGAACGAAAGGCTTTTAAGAGCAACGGGCGATATCGAAGGCGCAAAGGCGTTACGTAAACGGTGGCGGCGGGCTACGAAGTTATATCAGGCGTACTCGTTTGAAAACGGCAGACCGTTTCACCCCGACAGGTGCGTAATTGATGAAGTAGAAATCAGAGATAAGAATTACACTGCCGAAGAAAACTTGCAAAATTCCGAAAACGATGTTAAAATGGACATACAGGACTTTGTTCCCGCGGCTACGGTTACGGAAGCGGAAGAGCAGGCAAAAGCATTTTCGGCAAACGTCAATTATGCAGGCGTAAAAAACGTTGACGCGCTTAATACGGTAAACAAGACGTTAAAGCGATTGACAACAGAATATCCGATTGATAAGCTTGACCTTATAACGGTAAAAAAATTAGGAAGAAGTCATGCAAATGCAAGCGCAAATGCAAAAGGGCTTAATATTGATTTGAATTATTTAAATAAAAACCCGGATCGCGTTGATTGGAAATCGCGAATTACCAAATATCCCGAGATGATAGAACAAGCGCAAAAGGCAATCGAAAGCGGAGAGTACCCTAAAAGTTATGTAAATAAGCTTAAAGATTTCATCAAGCAAATGCGAGAAGAAATGAAGTATACGAGACATACTGTTTCATCAGATTCAGAGAACAGAATTGTGGCAACAATTGCGCATGAATACGGGCATATTTTGGCAGACCAATATTTCGGTCAGATAAACCACTCGAGGCTTTGCCCCAATTACGCAAATACATTCAAAAGCAGAGAAATGGTTGAAATGGCTTACGCCAGGGCAAAGACAAGCGGAGATATTAAAAAAATTTCCATGTACGCAAATGATAACAGCCATGAATTTTTTGCCGAATGTTTTGCGGCTCATATAAACGGAGAACAGTTGCCTGATTATATCGAGAAAATGTTAAAGGAGACATTGAAAAAATGAAACAGTGTTTAAAATGTTTTTCATACGACCAAGAAAAAGATGACATGATTCGCGGATTAGACGACTGTATCATCGAAGGAGAAGACCATAGCGATTGGCATTATTGCGGGGAATATAACGGCTCTCCCAAAACGGATAATCCTAAGGAAAATGGATATACAAATCGGATTCCCGATGATGTGGTAAACGATAAAAGAAGTTGTCCGTTTTTTCTTGATGTCGAAAAAATGTGTGATGAGCAGTTTATCAAAAAGGGCAAACCAATACCTGATATTTTTCAGGATAAAATAGCCAAATTGGCAGAAGCGAGAAATCGCAAGTAAACACAACTTAATCAAGGCATAGGGCAACCTGTGCCTTTTTTAATGCAATTTTTTAACTTAATAATTCAAGACGAGGTAATAACCCCGTCTTTTTTTATACCAACTCGGCGGAGATTTAAACGCAAATAGGTCTGGCAAGACGTTTAAACATGCACTTGTCGGCGGAAGACACCGCTTAAAACGAAGACAAGATAGGAGACACATTATGACACTTAAAGAACTACTCGGAACCAGCTATCGCGACGGTATGACCGTTGAAGAGGTGGAGAAGGCATTCGGAGAAGCAGGCGCTAAGCTTTTTGACCTATCAAAAGGCGAGTATGTCGGGAAAGGGAGATATCAGACCCTCGAAGCAGACGTAAAGGCGAAAATGGACGAAAACGCCGCGCTTGTTAAACAGCTCGATGAGCTTAAAAAGAACAGCTCAGAGAACGTCAAAGCCGAAATCGCTAAACTTCAGGAGCAGCTCAAGGCAAAAGATGAGGAATACACGCAGAAGTACAATGCGCGGGAAAAAGAATACCTCATCGACGGCATTTTGAGAGATTCAAAGCCGAGGAACCTCGGCGCGCTCAAAGGCGCGTTAAACGGTAAATTCGACTTTACGAAGGCAGAAGTCAAAGACGGCAAAGTGGCAGGACTTTCCGAGATTCTAACTCAGCTTAAAGAATCCGACGGGTATTTATTCGAGGATTCCGTAGCTGCACCCAAAGGCGCGGGTTTACCCCCCGCAGGCAAGAACGCAGGCGCAAAGACCGATGAATTCAACTTCGGTTTTACCGGCGTAAGAGCCAAAACACAGGGTTAAAAATCAATAAAAAACAGGAGATTTAACTATTATGGCATTTGTAAAAGCAGCACTTAATTACGCAGTAGCGTATTCGCAGGCACTCGCGCAGGCTTACCCCTACGCGCTTTATTTCGGCAAACTTTACAACGTTGAGAACGATTCGAGATATCGTTGGGTCAACGCCGACACTATCAAGATTCCTATTCTCTCCGTTAAAGGACGTGTAAACGGCGACAGAGATTCTATCGGTACGGCGGCGAGAAACTACAACAACACCTGGGAGACGAAACAGCTCACCAACTTCAGAAAATGGAGTACGCTCGTTCATCCTCTCGATATCGACGAGACAAACGCAGTCGCTTCCATTCAGAACATCACCAAAGTATTTAACGAGGAACAGAAGTTCAGAGAGAAAGACTGTTACCTCATCAGCAAACTTTACGGCGATTGGACGGCTCAGAGCAAGACGGCTAACAGCACGGCAATCACCGCGGCGAACATTCTTACCGTTATTGACAAGATGATGGAAGATATGACCGAGAAGAGAGTACCCACGCAGGGCAGAATCCTTTACCTCACCCCCGCGATGAATACATATCTTAAATCGGCGTTACAGCGTAGACTTACGGCTACGGACGACGTTGTTCGCAGACAGATTGAAATGCTTGACGACGTTGAAATCGTCGAAGTACCTTCCGACTGCATGAAGACGTCTTACACGTTTACTGAAGGTTGCGAGGTCGCTACAAAAGCAGGACAAATTAACCTCTTCCTCGTCCACCCCTCGGCGGTCATTACCCCCGAAAGATACAACTTCGTAAACCTTGCAGAACCCACGGCACTTACCGAAGGTAAATATTACTACTACGAGGAAGCTTACGAGGACGTATTCATTCTCAACAAAAAAGCGGACGGTCTTGCATTCAACATAACCGCGAGCGCATAAAATCAAATTTAAGGGGCTGTAACAAGCCCCTTCCCCTTTGTGGGGATAGGAGAAGACAAATGACTTTTCAGGAAGCGAACAAATTTATTGACGAATACGCGAGCTACACCGGCAAGGATTTAAACGAGGTTGTAAAACTTCACCCTCAACTTTCCTTATTGTTCGGAAACGGCGCGGCGTTCGTCCAGCGTGTAGAAAGAATCATCACGGAAGAGATTAAATATCGCGCTCCGCTCGTTAATCTCGATGATATGTCGGATATCCAAAAAGCGGCTCTCAGAAACGCGATAACGGAGCAGATAACCTACACCGTGGCAAGCGGTGATTTTAGCCTTATAAGCGGCTACAATGACGTAGACAACACGTCTTTAAGCACGAAAGAAATACGGCAGAAAATGTTCTCGCCGTTAGCTATAAAAATATTAACCAACGCGGGGCTTTTATATTCGGGGCTTGACAGAGCCGTTGTGCCGTGTTGGCTCAGAGGTTTAAGATGATTAAAATCGGCATGGACTTAGCGATTCTTAACAGGCACGTTGTAAGCGAAGGCGGGGAGTATTTAGGCGCAAAGCTCAAAGGCGATAATTTCCTCGCTTACGAAACAGAGCTGCCGCTTGCAAACGAAAGAAACGTTATTGCGGGTACAACCTCGACGGTGAGCGACGTAACGCTTGCACTCGCTACGTCCGATAATATCGCCGCAACGATAGTAAGCGACGACACGGTAGCGTGGAAAGGTAGAACGTATTCTGTTTCAAACGTAAGCGCACGCAGAAAGAAAGGCGGCATGCTCTTTTCAAAAGAGTACGTCGTTTACTTAAAAGGTTAATATGTGGAAAAAGCTATATTTGGCGCAGGATATTATATTGGCGCATTTGCGGGTTTACT